GCTGGTCTATATGTTCAGTTTATCTGGGACGGAACTTACTGGAGGATCATGGCATGAGTTTATACCTCAGCGCAAGCACGGCAACCCAAGAACAAGCGGTTGCTAATTCAAACGACTTTACCGTACACGCTCTGAGAAGAGATAAAGACGGTATGCTTCGTTATACAGTGGCAAGATCCACAGAAGATGAAGTATTTGATTTCCACAGAACTGATGGTGAAGAATATAAGGATTTTCTCCAAGGAGAAGAATATATTGATGCTACTCCAAATGTAGCAAGACAATATTTCAATGATCCTGATGATAAATATCAACAGTTCAGGTTTGATTTCAGACGCTTGACATATTTTATTGATGATGATGGTTACTTAGTCGCAAGGCTAAATAAAGAATATGATCATACTACTCAAGGACCTAAGTAAGGATTTAAAAAATGGCAGATTTTAGACTCGGCAGACTGAAGTTTAAGTGGCGCGGTGATTGGGCAGCGTCATATGCATACGTTATTGACGATATTGTCAAGTACGGTGCAAATGCATACGTCTGTACCACCAATCATACCTCTTCAGCATCAGAGACATCGTTCTACTCTGCTGACTTGGCGAACTGGGATCTCCATACGGAAGGTCTTAGAACTCGCGGAGATTATCAAACCACTGGAGTTTGGTATGCTCTGAATGATATTGTCAAGTATGGCAATACCGTATATCGTTGTACAACTGCACATACTGGTCCTGCCACTTTTGATTTTACTAAGTGGGCAGTTTATTCTGAGGGTCTAAACTTTGAAAGTACCTGGGATTCGGCAACCGTTTATCAGAAGGGAGACATTGTAACCTTCGGTGGTTACACTTATATTGCCCAGCAAAATTCAACAAACATTGCTCCCAATACAGACGAAGCGTATTGGAAAGTTCTTACTACAGGTTTCTCCCCACAGGGTGATTACAATCCTGCTGAGATATATGAACCTGGCAACCTTGTTAAGTATGGCGGTAATTCTTATTCCTGTAAGGTTACCACATCAACCGAAAATTATGCTGTAACATCAACTTCTGGCGATGGATCAACAGCAACTGTTGTTTTTGCCACTACACAACCAGCGGCACCATTTGGTATCGGTGATGAAGTAACTATCTCTGGTTCTTCACAAGCTGGATATGATGGAACTTATAGAGTTCTAACCTGCACAACAACAGGGTTTACTTATGCAAACACAACAACACTAGCATCTACAGGTGGAAGTGTAGCATATGTCCCCGTACCTTCAAACACCAGATTCTGGGATCTTGTTATCGAAGGTCTAAACTTCACTGGTGCTTGGACAAATTCAACTGTTTATCAACTAGGTGATGTTGTTAACAGAAATGGTAACTCCTACGTTTGTATCACTCTCAACACAACAGGAGCAGCAACTGCACCTGAATTAGATACTAACGCAAATTACTGGAACTACCTATCACAGGGTGGTGACGCTGCTCAGGTTCTACAAGAAACTGGTGACCTTATTTACCAATCTGCTTCTGGTATTAACAGAATTCCTCTTCCTGCAAACGTTGCAACTGCAACTGCAGCAGAAATTCGTGAAGCAAGTGGTAAAGTTCTAACTGTTGGTGGTACGCCAATCCTACCAAGATGGGAATCAAATAACACAACCAATCAAGTTTATTATGTTGCGAAAGAAGGTTCTGATGCCAACAGTGGCAGAAGCATCTCTAGAGCATTTGCAAGTTTAAGACATGCATGTGATTACATTGGTGCTTTGACAGGTGGTAATGCACCATCCTTGACTAACCCAATCACTATTTACGTTAAGGCAGGTGTTTACGAAGAAACACTACCTATCGTTGTCCCATCACACGTTTCGATTGTTGGTGATAACCTAAGAAACAGCATCATCAAACCAAAATCTGGTTTTAACTCAGATACACAAACATTAATTCTTGCTACTGGTATTAATCACTTCCAGTATGGTGATACTGTTTCAAACAAAACTGAGACAAAAACCTGTAAGATTCTTGAGTATAATTCGACTACAAGAACTGTAACGATTGAACAACTTACTGGTGGAGCTTGGTCTTCCGCAGATAAGTTTACTAACACTGAATCACATCAATCAGCAGATGCTAGAAACCTTCTGCTCGCTAACAAGTCGTTCCTTGCAAATAATGCATACTTAGCACTTATTGGAACTGGTGTTTCTCCTTCTGAAACTCAAACTGATATTTTAGCAAGAGCAGAATCCTTTGTTGAAAAACTAGCGTTTAACACCAGAGCTGGTGGTAACGATAAAGTACATGCTTTCACTCTTTCTATTGTCAACGGTGACAATTTTACTGGTGATGCTGCACAAGATGCTGACCTCATCGAATTCCTTAATAATGATGCTAAGAAAGTTGTCGATAACGAAAATGTAGATGTAGTTTATGGTCACGGTATTGCTCAGGTAAAAGACACTTCTATTACTGATTCGGCAACCAATTGCGCTACTGTTACATCTGCTATTAACACTCTTTGTTTGTTGGCATCTACTAGTTTTGATGCTGGTTCTATGCAAGCAGGAGCAACTGAAGATGCATATCGTGACATCAGTACCGCTGCTGGAATTGTAAACCAAGAAGCAACAATGTTCTTCGTTGGTTCCCACACCATCCTCAAAGATATGGTTTGGGAGGGCATGTCTGGATTCCAACCATATGCAACTGATGATAAGGATGTTGATCATGCAACGCTTAAGGGTGTATATCTACGTCTAGATCCAAATTCCCCAATCACCAAGTCACCATATATTCAGAACTGTGCTGCTATTGGCGGTGCTGCTGTAGGTGTTGTACTTGATGGTGGAACTCACGAAAGATATGACAATACCTCGACTAGATCTAACAAGTCGATGGTGTTTGACTCCTACACTCAGATCCTCGATGGTGGTGTTGGTTTCTACGTAACTAGAGGTGCTGCTTCCGAGATTGTTTCTTGCTTTACCTACTACTGCCATATTTCTTATACCTCTACAAGAGGTGGTAGAATTCGTGCTGTTTCTGGTAACTCTTCTTATGGTAAGTACGGTTGTATTGCTAGAGGATTTGACGCTAATGAAGTTACCACTGATGGTAAGGTCAAGGGTCTTCGTTTAGAATTTAACCCATCTGCAGCTAAAGACGGTGGATACACTCCTGGTGAGAGAATCGTCGGTGGTACTTCAGGTGCAGTTGGTGAATTGGTCAGCGATCAATCTCCTTCTAACTACCTCTATTACTTCCCAGTCAAAGGAACCTTTGTACAGGGTGAGACAGTTACTGGACAACTTTCATCCGCATATGTAACTCTCGTTAATAACACTGATGCAGTTACTGGACAGAAAGGTTTTGTACTTACTGTTGTTGATCTCGCTTCTGGTCCTGACCAGGGTGGTTCTGTCGAGATGCAGGACAATGGAGTCAATGATGACTCTGGTTCATACGTTATCTCCAACTCCAGTTACACTGCTCCAGATGGCAGAGGTTCTCTAACTGTAACAAGAGCAGCTCTTGGATCAACCGCTGCAGCACATGATGGTACAACTGGAATTGCACACTATAAGGAAAACGTTAACGGCGAAACCACTACCCTAACTGGTGCTATTAACTCAACCTCAACAGGTACTGAGCAAGCACCATACATCATGGGTGTTGACAGTGTTGCTGGAATGGTTGCAACTGGATACGTTGTTGTTGGTGCTGAACTTTTCAAAGTTGTCTCTATCTCTGGAGCACAACAAATCGAAGTTGCTAGAGCACAAGATGGTACTGTTGCACAGGCACACAGTCAGGGTGATGTAGTAACAATCTTCCAACCAAAAATTGCAGCAAACGATGCTTCTGCTGATGAGTTGATTGAAGATACTGATGCAGTACAAACTGATCTTCGTGTTGCAAAAGCAAATATCAGTTTTGAAGCAAATGACTACATCAAGATTGATAACGAATTCTTCCTTATCTCTGCAGTAACTCCAGACACAACTGGTATTACTACGCTGCTATTCTCTGATGAGAAAGTAATTGCTGCTGGTAATGGTCAGGACTTCAAGATTCGCTATCGCTATTCACAGGTTCGCCTAACTGCACACGACTTCCTAGATATCGGTACTGGAAGCAAGGCAAATACAAACTGGCCTGGTCTACCACTTTCACCAAACGTTCCTTCTCAGGAAACCGATGAATCCCGCCCTGGTCGTGTTTACTACGTATCCACGGACCAAGATGGTAACTTCGCAGTTGGTAAGTACTTCAGAGTTGAACAGGCAACTGGTAAGGCAACCCTAGACGCTTCCGCGTTTGACTTGTCTGGTCTATCAAGTTTGAGACTTGGTTCTATCGGTGCTCAGTTGGGTGCTGCTATTAACGAGTTCTCGACTGACGGCACGATGGCGCAGAACAGTAACGAGAAAGTTCCTACTCAGGCAGCAGTCGTTACTTATGTCAGCAACCTAAGTGGTGTTGATTCTGACTTCCTTATCGGTGGTAACCTCACTGTTAAGGGAACTACAACAACTGTTGCTTCAGTTACTGTTACTTCTAAAGATCGTAACATTGAACTTGGTACTGTTGCTTCTGGAACCTTTACTGGTGATATCGCTGCTGGTTCAACTGACATTACAAACGTCAGTGACACTACCAACATTGCACCAGGAGTTAATATTAGTTTGACTGGTGGTGGTGGAACCGTCACTATGTCTGGAACATATACAGTAGCATCCATCAGTGGAACTACTGTAACATTGAGTGCTATCTTCCAGGGATCTGGAAGTGCAACTGGTGCAAGTTTCAGTGCAGGTGGTGCAACAGATGTTACCGCTGACGGTGGTGGTTTGACACTGAAAGCTGCGGCAGATAAGACCATCTCTTGGGATGCATCTACTGATGCTTGGGTACTTAACGTTGATGTCAATCTACCTTCAGGTAAGGGTTATCACATTGATGGAACAAGCGTTCTAAGTGCTACAACTGTCCTCGGCAAATCTATTGCTACTGACTTTGGCACAGTTGATAATTCATCCCTCCCAACAACTCTAGCAGTAGAAAATCGCATCAAGAGTGCGGTGACTGCTGTTGGGTTCTACATGGGTGCCCTTTGATATGACTGCAATACTTGGGCATTAAACTGCCCAAGTATTATAAATAATGACAAACAGAGTTTTCGTCTAATTTCTTAAAACGGAGAAAAAACCAATGGCTTCAGGAGTATACGGTAAGGCAGATTTAGCTGCTACAACATGGACAGAAATTGCTGCTGCGCCTACTTCGGGCGTAAAGGTAACCAGCGTTAGTATCTGCAATAGAACTGCTGCTGAAATCACTGTCCGTTTGGCAATCGCTGCAGATTCATCTAGCGTCGTCGATAGTGATTATATTGAATATGATACCAAAATCCCAGCAAACGGCGTTCTAGAAAGATCGGGCATTGTTCTCAGTGCTAGTAACGGTTTAATGGCATACGCTAGTGATACTGGCATCAGTGCTATTGCCTATGGCGTTGATGGTTGATAATTGTTCTTTTAAATCACTTAGGAAGTAAAACAAATGGCAAGATTTATTACACAAACAGGAGGAAGTGGGGGCGCTGCTGGCGATCCATACGGTCCTTATAATAGGGTTGATATGTATAAGGACAATGGTTCTTATACATGGAATCCAGATAACTTAGACACGACAGTTCCAGTTAGAGTTTACGTCTGGGGTGCTGGTGGTGCTGGTGGTTCTTCATCATACGCATATGGCGGTGGTGGCGGTGGTCTAGCAATTAAAGAAATTGCAGCAGCATCCGCAAACGGAACTTCTATCACGGTTGCTGACAGAGGAACTAACATGAGCAACCGAGCATCCACTTCATCGTTCGGTTCTCACTGCAGTGCTCACGGTGGATGGGGTGGAAACACTACTGGCAGTGGATCTGCTGGTTCCAACAACTACAGCGGCAACATTGGCGAAGGTGGTTGGGGTATCGGTGGAGACATCAACCTAAAAGGTGGTAATGGTGGATCTGGTGGTTACAACAGTGGTTCTGGATATGGTGGCGGCGGTGGTTCCGCTCCTGGTCCTGGTTTTAGTATGGCTGGTCCTGTCCCACTAAAAGCAGGATTCTTCCGTAATGGATATAGAGGTGGTAACTGCACTTCCCATGGATCTGGTGGTGGCGGCGGTATCGGCGGTGAAGGCGGATACGGTCAACCATACTGTGGTGGCGGTGGCGGTGGTTCCGCTGGTCCTGGTGAACCACGTACTAATATGAGCCAATCAATGGTTGGTGGTTGTGGTGGTCCTGGTACTCTAGGTGCTGGTGGATCAGGTGCCAACTCACGTATGACATATTCATCCTATGGTGGTGCAATGTCAGATAACGCAGAATCTGGTCAGGGCACTGCTATCATCGAACCAAATCGTCTCGTCTTTGGCGGCGGCGGCGGTGGCGGCGGCAGCATTATGGCAACATACTCTTCTTGGTACGTTCCTGTTGGAACTCCTGGTTGTGGTGGTCCTGGCGCTGGCGGCGGTGGAATGGGTAACTACTCAGGTTCTACTGGTGCTTACGTACCTTCTGGTCCTGGCGGAATGCTAGGCGGTGGCGGTGGTGCTTCTGCATATATGATGGGCGGCTTCGGCGGTAACGCTGGTGGAGGCGGCGGATCAGGGTATCAATACCATGGTTACGGCGGCGAAGGATTAGTTATTATTCAATACAAAGTTACCGAATAAGGAGTAAATTAAAATGGCAAAAGCAATTATTCAAAATGATAGAGTCGTAGAGGTCTGCGACGATCCAGTGGGAAAGTATCACCCAGATGTTCTAGCTGAGTTTGTAGATGTTCCTGACGGAACTAAGCAAGGTCAAAAATCTGATGGTGCTGGTGGATTTGAGGATGATCCTCATAATTTCCATCCAGAACTAGAAGAAACCGAACCTGAAGCTCAAATTGTTAGTTACATGCTTTTCATCAGAGGATTAACTTCTGCTGAGCGTGTAGCAACAAAAGGATCTACAGATGTAGATGTTGTTGACGGTCTAGAACAATTGAGAGATTTTGGTTTCCTAGCAAAATCTGCAGAACTACTAGGACTTCTAGCAAAACTAGAAGAACTAGGAATTCTAACTTCAGCAAGAAAAACTGAACTAGGAGAAACATTAGGAGTTCCTCCCCAGGAATGATATATCAGTGATTTAAAAGAACGATTTATAAATACCCCTAGGACACTAGGGGTATTTTTTTATGGCTCAACCTGCAAGTAGGACTGAGCTAAGGGACTATTGTCTTAGACAGTTAGGGTTCCCAGTTCTAGAAATTAATGTTGATGACGATCAAATTGATGATGCAATAGATGATGCACTTCAATATTATCGTGAGCGTCACTATGATGGTGTTGAGCGCATGTATCTCAAACATCTGTTTACTGCTGCAGATGAAACAAAGTTCGATACTTCAGATACAGTAACAACAATCAACGGAACTGATTGGGAAGAAAGAAATAGATACATTGAAATTCCACCCCACGTAATGGGAATTTCTAGGGTTTTCGGACTTGCAAGTAATGCAATTAGAAATAATTTATTTGGTATTGAATATCAAATTTTTCTGAATGATCTATATGCTGTCGGTTCTCTTGATATGCTTAACTACTTTATGGTTAAGCAATGGATGGAAACTATTGATATGGTTTTAAATAATGGTTCTTTTGTTGAGTTTAGATTTAATCAACGTCAAGATAGATTGTATCTAGATGTGGGTAAAGATATGCTTGATGAAGATGTATATGTAATCATAGATTGTCACAGAGCACTAGACCCAGATACTTTTACGCAAGTTTATAATGATCCATTTGTGAAGAAGTATACAACCGCATTGATCAAGCGTCAGTGGGGACAGAACTTAATTAAGTTTAATGGCATCCAACTTCCTGGTGGTGTCAGTATGAATGGTCGAGAGTTATATACAGATGCAGTAAATGAAATTGCTGAGATGATGGCAAGATCATCTAGCACATTTGAATTGCCCCCAATGGACATGATCGGATGAAAAAGGTTTACTTCCCACAACATGGCGGAAACAGGACCGAACAAAATCTCGTACAAGATCTCGTGGACGAGCAAATCAAGTTGTTTGGTACTGATGTATTTTATATACCTAGAGTCCAGTTAAAAGATAAAACTCTAGGAGAAGTTATCCAATCAGAATTCAATCAAAGTTATATGATTGAAATGATGTTGGTTAACGTAGAAGGTTTTGGTGCTGGTTCCGAGTTTGTTAGTAAGTTTGGACTGAGGATTACAGATGAAATTACCTTTGTAGTTTCCCGTAGAAGATGGGAACAGTCGGCAAATCCTGCAATGAACTTAGCAGTAGATGGCAGACCAAATGAAGGAGATCTCATTTACTATCCATTAACAGAAGATATATACGAAATCAAATATGTTGAGAGAGAACAACCATTCTTCCAACTCGGCAAACAGTATTTTTATATTCTTACTGCAGAGATCTACGAACAAGGAGCAGACAAGTTTGATACAGGAATTGACGAGATTGACGATATTGAAAGAGAGTTCAGCAACATCACCACGCTTACTCTTAGTATTCCTGTCAGAGAAGCAGCTACTGGAACAGTTACGGTTGATTCAAATAATCAATTAGCAACAGCAACTTTAGTAAGTCAAGGTTCTGGATATAGTACACCACCACAAGTGACACTCACTGGTCAAGGAAATGGTGGAATTATAGAAACTACAATTGAAGATGGTAAAGTAGTATCTTTATTAATTACTGATGTTGGTGCTACATACAACCCAGACAATCCACCTACACTTACCATAGATCCACCAGCTGGTCCAGTTCATTTTATAAAAGATGAACATGTAGTTATTGGGGGATTTACTCAACAAAGTGGCAGTAGAACTTGGACATCATCAAATAGTATCATTGAAGTAACTGCACTTGGAGGATTTGATCCAACATATGCTACAACTGTTCAGAAAAAATATTTCTATTGGAAATTTGAAGATACCAGAATTTCATACGTATACACATATAACGGTACAAGTGCAACCAGCGTTCCTGGTTTCTTTTATTATGATGCAGCAAATCTAAAATACATTATTAATGCATACACAGAAACTACTACAAGTGGTTCACGTGCAACATTGTATGATTTGGATAGTGCAACTATTGCGGAGGTTGCAGATTGGAATGGTTCTACTTATACATTAGAAGTTATGAACCGTACTGGAAACTTTATTGATGGTGATACTATTAGAGGTGTTGAGTCAAATGCAATATATACTTTAGGTTCATTCTCTACTATAGATAATGAAAGCACTGAGTTTGATCAAAATCAAGCAATAGAAGATGGTGCGGATGATATTATAGATTGGGGTGAAAGAAACCCATTCGGTGAATTTGGAAATTATACAGGTAGCTTCTGATGTTAGGCGTACAATTTTATAACGAGGCAGTTAGAAAAACTGTTATTACTTTTGGTACATTATTCAACAACATCGAGTTGAAAAAAACCGTTGATGGTCAAACGATGGAGGTCGAGAAAGTTCCTCTTGCATATGGACCAAAACAAAAATTCTTATATAGGTTGCAGGGTAATGCATCTGATGGCAGAAAGGTAGCAATTACTTTGCCACGTTTGTATTTTGAAATGACTGGAATTGACTATGATGGAGCTAGAAAAACTCCAGCAACTCAGAAATACAAAGCAGTTATTGATGATAATGGTTCTGAGGTAAGAACTCAGTTCGTTCCAGTTCCATACAATATTAGTTTTGAACTTGGTATTATTGCCAAATCACAAGATGATGGATTGCAGATCCTAGAACAGATCCTTCCATATTTCCAACCATCTTTCAATGTTTCTGTAAAGTTCATTCCAGATATGGATGAATCTAGAGACGTTGCTATTGTTTTAAACAATGTAAGTTTAGAAGATGATTGGGAAGGAGATTTTAGTACCAGAAGATACATCACATACACTTTACAATTTACTGCCAAATCTTACATCTACGGTCCTTACACTAAGGCAGATGTTATCCGTAAGGCACGTGTCATTGAAACTATTGGTGATCAGAATGTCGGTAAACGTCATGTTGAATTGTCTTACACACCTAAGGCGACAGTTGATTATAACCAAGACGGACAGATTGATGCTGCTGATGATCAGTTTGTAGTTCCTACAGATGATTTTGGATTCAATGAAGGCATGGAGTTCTTATGAGTTTAGAAGAAAACATGGAAGACATCCTCAACATTGATGCCGAGGTTGTAGAAAGCAAACCAAGTAAACCTGTCCCACCCAAGGTTGATAAGGATGACCGTACAAAGGACTATGAGTATACCCGTGGTGAATTGTACTCACTCATAGATCAGGGTCAGGAGGCGGTCAGAGGCGCTTTAGAGGTCGCTCAGGAGTCAGGGCACCCAAGAGCGTATGAAGTCGCTGTAGCGGCAATGAAGCACGTTGCAGACATGACTGAGAAACTACAAGATCTCCATAAGAAGATGAAGGACCTCGACGAAGAAAAGAAAGGACCAAAAAGTGTTACTAACAATGCTATGTTTGTAGGATCTACTGCAGAACTACAGAAGATGCTGAAGGAAATGGGTGGCGGCAAACGATAAATAAAACGGTAAACCCCTGTCGCCTGTCATGAAGACATTTATAGAATTTCAAAATCTGTGCGAAGCGAAGCGTGGTCTTTATGCAAACATTCACGCTAAACGAAAGCGTGGAGAAGCACCTGCTAAACCTGGAAGCAACGACTATCCAGCAAAGGATGCTTTTAAGAAGGCGGCACGGACTGCCAAAGAAGAAGTTGAACTCACAACAGAAGCAGCCTGGACCCGAAAGGAAGGTCAAAAGAAATCTGGAGGTCTTAACGAGAAAGGAAGAAAATCTTACGAGAGAGAAAATCCTGGAAGCGACCTTAAGGCACCATCAAAGAAGGTTGGAAATCCCCGTCGCGCATCCTTTTGCGCTAGAATGAAGGGGATGAAAAAGAAATTGACTTCAAAGAAAACTGCTAACGATAAGGACTCTCGTATTAACAAATCCTTACGTGCTTGGAATTGCTGAGAAAATAGTTATAATTAAATTGAATTCTGTTCACTATGATGAAATTCCAGTCAGATGACATTACAAGATTAATTCGTGCTTGTCGCATATACCAGGATCAAACTGGTTCTGAATATATGTGGGAGCAATATGAGAAACTTATTGAAAAATTAGAGTATTACGAAGACGAAAATAACGTAGGATAGTGTACCGAGAACCACATCTCCAAAAAAAGAGTGACGAATGTGCCGACCTTTGGAGGGAGTGGGAAACTCTGTGGCGAAAAAAGCATTAGGTGCGCCAGAGGCGAGACAAAAGTGGTGTCAATGTGTTACAGAATTTGGTAAATTAGTAAGTCAGGAAGTCAAGACAAATCCACGTTACAATAAGCTTCGGAGCAACTTGAATACGTCCGAACCTGATAGATAAACTAGTTACGTTAATTTTAATGAAGTTTTTCTTCGCGTTTCTAGCTACACTATTTCTTGCTGCTCCTGCTTGGGCAGTCGATGTAATGATGGGTGCCGATGGCAACCTAGTTTTTGAACCTGCAGAGATCACAATTTCTGCAGGAGAGTCAGTTCATTTCGTCAATAACATGTTGCCACCCCACAATGTAATTGTGGAGGATCATCCAGAACTAGGTCATGAAGCACTTGCTATGATGCCTGGTGAAGAGTTCGATGTTGCATTTTCCGAAGCTGGTGACTACACTTATTGGTGTGGTCCTCACAAGGGAGCAGGCATGATCGGTACTGTGCATGTAGAATGATGCAAACAATCAACAGGTTTATTTTAGATATTACTGTTGCAATACTAGATTTTCTCTACCAAGGTAGGGACTATCAACGCTTTTGGGTGCTTGAGGAAATCGCTCGGGCACCCTATTTTGCGTTCTTAAGCGTGTTACATTTCCGTGAAAGCATGGGACTTCGTGGTCCCGAACATCTATATTTGATGAAACAGCACTTCGAGCAGTCAGTCAATGAAACAGAACATCTGGAATATATGGAAAGCAGGGGCGGCAATCTTTATTTTATCGATCGCTTTGTTGCCAAGCATCTCGTTCTTATCTACTATTGGAGCAATGTGGTTTATTACTGGATGGCTCCTCGCCATGCTTACCATCTCTCCTACGAAGTAGAGATTCACGCAGCAGAAACTTACGGCAAGTATCTCGCTCTGAAAGGGCATGACGAGAAAATCCTTGAGATTTTAAACGATGAGTTAGAGCACTCCAGAGAACTACAACAAGCCATGGAGAAAATCTAATGTTTAAGAACTGGGGTCAGGGTATAGAACCACCTGAACATGTAACTAAAGCAGAAGTGCAGGAGATGATTGACGATGCAATACGAAAACATAATCGTAATGCTGGAATTATCAGTATGTGTGTTGGTTGGGTTGTTCTCGCACTTTTTGCTGAGGGTCTTCTTCGACTCATTGGAGTAATACCACCACTATTACCATGGCTCAAAATCACATTATAGAATGGATAGGGACAATTGCCCTATTCATTTTTGGTATAACTATGATATGTCAGGGACATTTTATTGTTTCTGGTAAACATGGTTACAAACACAGTGAACGCGAAGACAAAAAAATGTCAGACGCTCGCAAACAAATAGAGAATTTATTAAAAGGCAAATGAAAGTAGGCATTATCGGTTTAGGTCGCATGGGGGAGGGGATGTCTCGCCGCATGATTAAAGCAGGAATTGAAGTACATGGATATCGCAATAACTATGCAAAAGCTCAAGAACAATTTGAAAAGGGTTATATCAGTGGATGTACCACTTCTTTGGAAAGCCTTGTTCAAGTAGTACACACAGGCACCCCAATGACTGGCAAAGTGCCAGGAATTTTTATGATGGTAGTACCAGCAGAGACAGTAGAGGACACACTAAATGAGCTATTACAATTTTGTGTGGAAGGCGATATTATTATTGATCATGGCAATTCCAATTTTAAGGACTCTCGACGCAGGGCAGAACGGTTGTCTAAAATGGGCATCCAATATATTGACTGTGGTACTAGTGGTGGTGTTTACGGTTTGGAGCGTGGATACTGTCTTATGGTTGGTGGTGCAAATACTGCA